AGAAACGTTATTTGTATTTAACTTATCTAAAACTTCCGTCAAACCATACCCACCAACACTATGTCCAACTAATATTATTTTACCTTTAGGTTTAAATAATCTATAATAATAGACAGTTTCATACACGTCTTCAGGAGTTAAAGTATAACTATGAGTCCCAACATAAGTAATAACTTTAGTTGTTGAATTATTTAATTTGTTTTCAATTAACCCTAACCCATCAATATCTCGGGACTTTGTAAAATCAACCTGTGTTTTATTATAATCAATTGCGTCAGTAAATGGGTTATTAGCGCCTTGCACCACAATTATTAAATTTTCAGTGTTTTTGTTAAAATAAGATACTTCATTATGTAAAGTTTCCAATTTTCGTCTATCATAAAATAAACGACATTCGCTAATTATAAAAATAACAGAAATTAAAACTATTAAAGTTTCAAACGATTTTAATTTATTAAATTTTTTAAAAAAATAAATGAAAATAACTAAACCAATAATAAATCTAATGTTTAAAATTAAACCATTAAATATTGATTGAGCCCACGTTCCATTGTTACCTTTAATAACTTCAAGAAAATCATATAATACATCCATTCTCTAAAAATAAGTAACTAATATTACTCTATCAAGAGAAGTTGACAGTTTTTAAATTTTTAACCCTAATGTTTATATCTTTATTAGGATATTTTATTTGATATGTTTGGTTTGGTTCCGCAAAAATTGTATCGTCAATCAATTCTATTTGATGTGTGGTACTATTCAAATATCGTTGAGATGTTTGAGACGATGAGTATTGTCCACCCACTTGATTAAACACTTGAATATCCGATAATGATATTACCCCATTTTCACTTTGTATTAATCTTCTTAATTCGGAAATATTAACATTTTCACCAAGTTGTCTATTTAATGGGTCGAAATATTCTGACACAATTGTAATAATTTGTGAAATAACTGTTCCTTGGTTTTGAGTATTATCTAAAACAACATCAATATTAAAACTTAAATCAATAACATTAGCACTTTGTATTGAAACATAATCATTTATCATACGATAGTTTGATAAATAATTTGCAACATTATTTTTTAATGTATTTGAAATTACTTCTGTTAATCTACCTGTTTCATCATAAGATAACATTTGAACCACTATTTTATTATTATTTTCTGTAATAGATACCTTAGCCGGTGCTCCAAATTGTGAAGGCATTGTTCTAATTATAGATTCATAATCATTAACAGTAACCGCTCTTTTTTGTGATGAGAAATTATACGAAACTAAATTCCTTACTTCCTCAGTTGTTGGAAAACTTGCACCTCCAATAGCTGCCGTTACATTTGTACATCTTAATGAATTTACTACAGTTGTGTTAATACTATCTGAAGGTCCATTAACAAAGAACGAGACCGTACCTATTTGAGTAATAGCGTTAACACCAATATTACTACCAACACCACCACCAACTCTATATTGTATGAATAACGTTGTATTTGGTTTTAAAGTACTACCTAACGCTAAGTTGTTAGAATACTTATATAGATTTAATTGATATCCATCTCTAGCAAATTCTCTTAACTGTTCATCAGCAGATTGAGAACCTCCACCAAAAGTTATTTTTAAAAATCCTTCAGGTGTAAATTCACTAATAAACTTAGTACTAGTTTGAATATACTTACCAACCTTAATTCCCGGAGAATCCGACACTTTTGTTGGGTCTTCAACAAACACTCTATCTTCCGCTAAAGCGTCCACTTCATACCATCTGTTATCTAATCCTAAGAACTCTTGTACTGACGGAATATTAGTATACTGAGTACTGTCTTTTAATAAAACACTAGTAATCCCCAAAACATTTTTATCAGGTAAGAATAAATCGTAAAAAGGTTTAACATCATTTGGTGTAATTACCTTCTTAAATACTTTTGTTGTTCCATTCACAACAGTTTCTCGTTTAGTAATGGTATAATTTAATAATTTATTATTTGAATCAAAATTAGGTATTTTTAATCTATTAGGGAATCCCTCACCATTAATTGGTGATGCAAAATCAATATCATAAACCGTTTCAAATACTTGTCCCGCACCATTAACTTGTGACCCTCTTCTCAAAATTCCACAATATCTTAAATCTTCTTTATCACCAAACGCGGGAACTGTAATTGAAAAATCAACTAAAGCGACTGATGGTCTCATTCCCGGAACTTTTAATCCGTAAGTTTTTGCTATATTAAAAACTGATGACCTTTGTTGAGCATATTGAAGAACAGTTTCTTGTACACTTCTATCAATATTAAATTGTAAGTTGTCCGTTACAGCGGCATTTAAATCTAATAATACTGAAAATACAGAAGCATCATTAAAGTTTTGAATCGTATCAGGGTAATACGTTTTAGTAAAGTTAATTAACTCTGTTCTAATTGATTGGAAATCCCTTGTAGTATAGGAAATTTTCTTATTTGCCATAATTTTATATATTAATAATTACAAAGTCACTACTATTAAACACATCATCGTTGATGGTATAATCAATCTTAACTTTTGCTGTATGTTCTTTATCCGGCATATTTGGTACACGAAATATTCTTTCGTCATTATCATTAATGTAACTACCCTTATCTTCATCACCATCTGAAGCCGCTTGAATACTAATATTAGTAATTCTTATTCCCGGTAGATATACTCCAGCAGATTCTCTTATTTCAGATTCTATTTCTGAAAATGTTGGTCCATCCAATGGTTCAAAAATAAATTCATATAATCTTGTTCCAAAATCTGGTAAATAATATCTACTACCCTTTTTAGATAATAAAAGGTGTACTAAATTAGACCGTATCTCTTGGTCATTATAATCCGATAAATCTAAATATTTTCCATCAAAAGAATCTCTAAAAGGAAAAGTTAAACCATATGTTGTTCCGTCTGCCATAACTATAAATATAGTGTCGTCACCATTTTTTATAAATACCCTAAAATAAAAAATCACGACCGAAGTCGTGATTAATGTTATTATTATTTTAATTCAATTAAGAACCACATCCGAAACACTCAAACTCAGTATCTGTCGGTTTTTGGGTTAATTCAACTGTTGGTTTCTCAATTGGTTTTGGTTGACCTACTTTTGAGATGTCCACCGCCAAGTGTTTAGCTCCGGTTGATATCGCCTTTGTTCTAACATAATAACAAAGAGTTTTCAATCCTTTACCCCACGAATGGAAGTGTGATGATGAAATCTTTGATAATGTTGGATTAGACATATATATATTCATTGATTGTGATTGGTCAATGAATGGTGCTCTGTCAGCCGCCATATCAATTAATTCTCTTTGAGATATTTCCCAAATTGTTTTGTATTTTGGAATTAAATGTTCAATTCTTTTAACTTTCTTGTTGTAATTTTTATCTTCTTGGTCAAGATAATTATTAAAGTTAATATTTTGAATTGACCCTTCATTCATAATGATTTCATTTTTCAAATCTTCAGACCAAATGCCTATTTTTTCAAAATCACTAATTAAGTATTTGTTAACAATTAAGATTTCACCCCCAACTACACGACGATTAAATAATGCCGAGTGAGCCGGTTCTGTCATTTCAAATGAACCTGTAATCTTAGCTGAAGACGCAACTGGCATCTGAGCCGTGAATAACGAGTTACAAACCCCGTGGTTAGACACTTCTAACTTAAGTGAGTCCCAATCCCACATTCTTCCTAATCCTTCATAATCTAATCCCCACATATCAAATTGGAATATACCTTTTGACATTGGTGAACCTTTAAAGAATTTGTATGGTTTGTATTCACCTGATTTACATAATTCCATACTTTCGGTGATTGCCGCAAAGTAGATGGTTTCAAAAATTTCTTTGTTTAATTGTTTCGCCTCTTCAGATGTGAAGATATAATCCATTAAGAAAAATACGTCAGCAAGACCTTGAGTTCCAATCGCAATTGCTCTTTGTTCTAAACCACCTTTTCTACCTTGTTCAGTTGAATAACTATTAATGTCAACAACTTTGTTAAGTGCTCTAACAACCTTTCTAACTTCACTATAAAGTAATTTGAAGTCAAACTCTCCTTTAACAATAAAGTTCTTCAATACCATAGATGATAATGTACAGATTGCTGTAGTGGTTTCATCAGTATATTGGTAAATCTCATTACATAGGTTAGATTGTTTAATTACCCCAATGTTTTGATGATTTGTTTTTCTATTAGCACTATCTTTAGAACATAAGTAAGGAACTCCTGTTTCAACCTGAGATTCAATAATTTTATTCCAAATTGTCTGTGCCTTTACTTTTTTACCAAGACCAAGTTCAACCGCTTTGTTGTAGTTTGATTCGTACTCATCACCATAAGCTTCTTGTAATGGTTTAATACCCGCTTTGATAATATCGTTAGGACAAAACAAATACCAATCACTATTGTTCTTAACCGCATTCATAAAGTTGTCCGGTAACCAAATTGAAGTAAATAAATCTTTTGCTCTCAACTCTTCAGCTCCTGTATTCTTTTTGATTTCAAGTAAATCAATGATATCTTTATGCCAAGGTTCAATGTATATAGCAGCACTACCCGGTCTTCTCCCTTGTTGATTAAAGAATCTTAATCCTTCGTTAACAATCTTTAGGTATTTTAATAAACCACCCGCAAATCCACCTGACGAGTTAATACGACTCTCTTTACTACGAATGTTAGACATACATAGACCAATACCAGCTGCGTCAGACGAATATGTTGAAATGTCGTTGAATGTTTGTAATAACCCTTCTCTTGAATCCCCGTGATTGTATTTCAATACACAAGACGCTAGTTGAGGTGTTTTAGTTCCCGCGTTAATCATAATTGGTGTTGCAGGAGATATAACTTGGTTTGATAATGATTGATAATACTCAACCGCCTGTTCAAATGATTTAGTAACCCATAAAGCCACTCTCATATACATATGTTGAGGTCTTTCAATCACTCTACCTTCAGGATTTTTTAACAAATACATTTCTTGTAACGATTTCCACGCAAAATAATCAAAATTGTAATCATTCTCGTGATTTATTACAGAATCAATATTTTCAGCACCATATAGTTCAATAGTTTCCATTAACTTATCGTTAATGATACCATCAACGTGTAATGTGTGCATTGTGTTACAAAAACTATCATCAGTTTCTTTGTGGTATGCAGAAATAGCCACAGAAGACGCCAATCTTGAATAATCGTGGTGACTTCCGGTATAAGCCGCGGCAATCTCGTAAACCAATTTATCCAACTCTTTGGTTGTAATAACACCCTCTGTTGGAACCGAAGTAATCACCTTAATGAATACCTCATCCGCATTTACGTTTAATCCTCTTGCAGCACGTTTAACTCTATTATAAATTTTTTGGGGGTTGAACGAAACTTCGTCTCCCCCTCTTTTTCTTATCTTTAATGACATCATATTAAAAATCGTCTGTAAATGTTAATGACTCACCCAATTTAGCCTTTTGGTACTCCATAGTTCTTGATTCAAAGAAATTACCCTTTGTTTCAACAGCGATTTGTTCCATAAACTTAAATGGTTGTTCTACGTTAAATTGTTTTTTACAACCAAATTTAACTAATAACCCGTCTGTTACGAATTCAAGATATTGTTTCATCAAGTTTGAATTCATACCAATTAAAGATACCGGTAATGATTCTGTTATAAATTCTTTTTCAATTTCTAATGCAGATAGTAAGATTTCTTTAATTCTTTTTTCCGTTGGTTTGTTCTCAACGTGATTGTTAATCAAATGAATAGCAAAATCACAATGTAAGTTCTCATCTTTGAAGATTAATGAATTAGCATTACACAACCCTTGCATAATTCCTCTTGATTTCATCCAAAAGATTGAACAGAATGAACCGGAAAAGAAGATTCCTTCAACCGCTGCGAAGGCAACTAATCTTTCTTGGAAAGAAGAATTCTCAATCCAATCAAGAGCCCATTTAGCTTTCTTTTGAACCGCTGGTAATCTATCTATCGCGTGAAAACATTCGTCTTTCTCTGTTTCATCAGAAACATAAGTGTCAATCAATAATGAATACATCAACGAGTGAATGTTTTCCATCATAATTTGAAATCCGTAGAAGAACTTCGCTTCAGCATATTGAACCTCTTTTAAGAAATTCTCAGCCAAGTTTTCATTTACAATACCATCAGACGCTGCGAAGAACGCTAATATATTTTTAAGGAAATATCTTTCATTATCAGATAGGTTTTCCCAATCTCTAATATCGTTAGATAAATCTACTTCTTCTGCCGTCCAAAAAGCCGCTTGATGTTGTTTATAAAATTCCCATATATCATTATGTTCAATAGGGAAGATAACAAATCTATCATTATTTGGTTCTAATATTTTTTCTTTCATTTTTAAATTAATTTTGTGTTTGGTTTTTTTCTTTTCTTTTGTCTAACAAGTCTTTGATTCTTTGTCTATTTCTTTCTTCGGTTTGTTCTTCTAATCCTAAGAATGTTACTGAACTTTCTGTGTCAATCTCCAACATACCATTATCAAATTTACAATTTTCAAATACAACCCCATCATCACCAATACGTGATTTAGTAATTGCAATCGTCGCTAGTTTCATTTCTTTTTGTTGTAGAGATTTAGCCACGGAAATGATTACGTGTCCAACCTGTGCTTTTTTGATAGAACCACCCATTTGGTCAGTGGTTACAACATCAGAAGATATTGAACTTCTATTCCCTTGAGTCGCTGTCCACCCTACCAAGTCAAGTTCGTGACACATAGATTCAAAACCTCTCATCACAGACCCTTCAGATTTCCATTCATCCCCCAAGTTTTTATCCGGAACTACACAATCAATGTAGTCCAATAATACCATATCAACTTTGATTCCTTCCGAAATCATTTTTCTGATTTGATTTTTAATCTGCATCATTGTTACAGTGTCAGATGGAAGTTTTTTAAGTATCAATTCATTAGGCATTTTCTCCTTAATTTCTTGAACTTTAATCATTACTTCATCTTTTCTTAAAGACAAATCATCCGGATGGATTTTTGTCCATAATGTAATGTGTTTACGTTGAATAATCTTTGGGTTATCCTCAAAGAATATTTGTAACACGTTGTATCCCAAATTAAATGCGTGATTCGCAATTTTTGTAAGTAATGTTGATTTACCTACACCTGTTGGGGCTAATACCACACCGATTTCACCTTTAGCAAGACCACCTTTTAAGAGTCTATCTATACCCGGAATACCCATTGGTATTGGGTGACGATAATCTTCGTTTAGAACATCATCTAAGTTACTAAAAACACTTTCCGTCCCCTTATCGTGTTCTCCTACTTGTAATGCTTTACTAACCATCTCTTCTAATGTGTCATAACTCTCAAATTCGCCAGTGTCGATGATTTTTTGAGCTTTAACCATTACTTTCTGTAACTCCTGTTGTTTACAGAACTTCATCGATTTTTCTTGTACAAATTCAGCTCCTTCAAGCGTAGACTCCTTAACTTTTGTAAGAGTATCAATAATGATTTTAGCCGCTAGAGGTTGTTGTATCTCAGATTTTGTAATTTGTTCTAATGTGTCAAAGGTTGGTGTGTGTTCGTATTTTGTGTAATACTCTTTAATCATTTGAATGATTAATTTGAAATATTTATTCTCAAAATAACTTGTTTCAATCACATCTATAATTGACCGTGAAAAGTCTTTGTCGATAATGATTTGGTTTAATAATTGTATCTGAAAGGTACTACCTAGATACTCGAAATTTTTGTTTGACGCCATATATTTTTTCTTTTAGTGTAATAATAAATACTACACACTTAGGGTAACATCTATATATTTTTTTGTTAAATTTTTAGATGAAAAGATGTCAGTTAAGTTCATCAATAGGTTTTTTAGGTGTGGGCGTACATCTACAGTATATCTTATCTTTGGAGGGTACACTTTAGCGTCCACCTGTCTATGACAAATTGTCACATCATTTTGTTTGATGAAGATGTTAAAGTACTCCGGACCATCTGTATAAGACGTTTCCAAAATAGCAGGATTGTTAATAATTTCGTACATATTATCCGTCATATACGTTACGGTTTTTAATGATAATTGTGTTTGAATATCGTCTTTAAATTCACGAAGTAATTCATAAAGTTCTAACGAATATTTCGCCTCATTGTTGAACTCTCTCACGTTAAAAAATCTTTGTACAATGATGTTATCATTTACCATCATTAAGAATTCTAATTTTACCGATTCTTGGTCTTTCATAGTTTTAATTAATTGTTTTTATAATTTCTTTTTTCTTTTCTTGTTAGTTTCATAAAGGGTCTAACAAAGTTTACCCACGCATCATCTCCCTTTGGTAGATACTTAAAAAAACCGTCTTCCATCATCATTTTAATAAGACCCCTATGACCCCTTCCATCAGGGTCTAAGGTTTCTTTATAATACAATTCAACAAGTTCCTTAGCATCATCACTAATTAGAGGGTTTGATAAATTTATGATTTTTTCGTTAATCACAAAATATTCATCACCATAAACACCACTTTTAGTTTTACCAGATAACAAATTTTGTAAGGTCTTGTTATCCTTGTTCTCTTTCAGAAGGATTTCCGCCTTTTCTAAAATATCGGTAAATGAAACCGGTTTTTCAAGTAGCTCAGGAAAAAACTTTATAAGTGTCTTTTCACCCAACCCATATATCCCATCAATATTGTCCGATTTATCTCCTGACAATATCTTATAAGTTTTAATGTTTTCGTGTGGAAATTCGTAAAATTCACATTTGATTTTACTACCTAAATGATAAGTTTCTTTAGTTCTTGGATAAAATACCGATACCTTGTCTGATATTAGTTGGGTTAGGTCTTTATCCCCCGAATAGATGGTTTTTTGTTCGTTCTCCGAGATTTGGCAATAATAAGCAATCAAATCGTCGCCTTCGTTATTATCTACGTTGATTTGTCTTATATAACATTCCTCCAAGTATTGTTTGATTCTCTCTTTCTGTTCTTCAAAAGATTCATCTTTGAAATCTTCGGTTATACGTCGTTTTTCTTTATATTGGGGGTAAATAAGTTTTCGGGCGGATGAATTATTATCTCCATCCCACATAACAACAACCTTATCAAAATTTTGTTCGTCTATAAAACGTCTAATTGTATTGATAAAATGCCATAATCCTCCTATGTGTTTTCCGTTGTGGTAAAAGTCTTTAACCCCACAAAATCCAATCTTAAGTAGATTGTTTCCATCCACTAATAGTGTTTTAGTCACTTGGTTTGTTTGTATTCGTTACTATAAAATTTTGTTACTCTTTTTCAAATTATCTTCCGCCCATAGTGGTTGGAGATTTTCATAATGACACAACTTATAAAGTTCGTCTTCTGTTTTTGCCGATGATAGTGGAATGATGTGGTCAATATGCCACTCACTCCGGTTGTCCCAACTCATACCATCAGTAAATTGGGTTTCTAAATGTTCTTTTAGAAATTGGGGGGAACAACCTACAATATCAAAAGTTTTGTTTTTTTTGGTGATGTTTCGGGTTTTAAGAAACGATAAAAGTCTAGACCTCATCACACATTTTAATCGAAAAATAACATCATTCTTTAATCTTAAAGAATGATAAAGATTTCTTTTTACTTTAACTTTCTCGTTATTTTTTTCTGACCATTCTTTTTTATAAGTTAAAATATTTTCTTTATTCTTCTCATAATATATTTTATACCTGTTTGGGTCTTTTTGGTATCTTTTTTTTGACCTATCATTATCTTTTATCCTA